CAGGACTCCGAGGAAATCTCGCGCCGTCGTAATGTCTGGATTCGTGATGATCCGGCTTCGAAGTCGATGCAGGAAATTGAGTATTACGAATTGCTGGTGCGGCTGGATGTGGACGGCGATGGCATCGCTGAACTTCGCCGCATGGTGTTCGCCGGCGGCTTAACCGCAGATTACATGCTCGAAAATGAGCCGTGGGACGAAATCAACTACGCCGATATCGTTTGCGAACGCCGCACCCATCAGTGGGAAGGCAATTCGGTATTTGACGATACGGAGGACATCCAGCGGATTAAGACGGTGCTGCTGCGTCAGACGTTGGATAATCTGTACTGGCAGAACAATCAGCAGCCGATCGTGCAGGAAGGCCAGATCGTCAATCCTGAGGCAGTGACAAATCCTGTGTTTGGTCTCCCGATCCGGGTCAAGACGGGTTTGGATGTCAGGGCAGCTCTAGGATTCAACGTCGTGCCGTTTGTGGCCGATAAATCCTATCAGATGCTGTCATACCTCGATGAGGAGAAGCACGACCGCACGGGCATCTCTGATGCTTCCAGCGGCATGGCCCCGGATGCGTTGCAGAACATGACGGCGAAGGCGTCAGCTATGGTCGAGCAGGCTGGCATCGGCCAGACCGAGTTGATGGTCAGGACTATTGCGGGCTGTCTTAAGCCGGTGTTTCGCGGATTGCTTAAGCTGATTATTCAGCACCAGGATAAGCCGCGCATGGTGCGGCTGCGCAACCAGTGGGTAGAGTTCGATCCGCGCACATGGAATGCGGACATGGATTGCACGGTCAATACCGGCCTCGGTGCCGGTACCCGTGAGCGCGACATGATGATGATGCAGTTCGTCATCCAGTTGCAGGAGAAATTGCTAGCCGCGTTCGGTCCGAATAATCCGTTCGTCAAACCTGATCAGCTTTACAACGCTGTGTCGAAGGTTGTTGAGGCGGCGGGGCTTAAATCGCCAGATATGTACTTCACCAAGCCAGACCCGCGGGAAATTCAGGCTCTCTTGCAGGCGCAGCAGAACAAGCCATCGCCTGAACAGGAAAAGACTCAAGGCGCGTTACAGATCGAGCAGGCCAAGGGACAAGTGCAGTTGCAGCTAGCCGATAAGAAAATGCAGGTGGACGCCAGCCGCGAGCAGCAGCAACGCGATGCCGATCTAGTCGTCAAACAGGCCGAGCTTGAGAAGGAAACACAGGCCAAGATGCACGACGCGCAGCTTAAGGCGCAGTCGGACGCGGATAAGATGCAGTTAGAGCGCGAGAAGATCGCCTCGAATGAACGGATCGCGCTGGCGAAGATGGAGAGCGATGCCGCGTTGAAGCGTGAGGAGATGGATCGTGCAGATCAGCGTGCCGAAAAGGACCGCGAGTCTGCCATCGCGCAGGCGCAGGCGGCATCAATCGGCAAAGCGTTCGAACGTGGCGAACAGAGGGCGGCGCAATGACTCCTGACGAACGCTCTCGTTCCGCACAGGCAATCCTCGCCATCCCGCTCTATGGCGAACTGATGGACGAACTAGAGGCGGCTGCGGTGAATGCCGCTGTCTATGCCCAACCAACCGATCATGAGGCCCGGCAGGCGCATCTCGCGCAGGTCAAGGCCATTCGTGACTTGCGCTCCCGCGTTGAAGTCCTCGCTAAAGAGGACCAATCGACCAAGCGCAGGCAGGCGCCGGCCTAGAATATGTGCTATAAAAGACGGGCTGATTTGGTGCTGCAAACACCGCCTCAGCCCTAACCGCTAACGATCACGGAAGGATCGAAAATGGCTGCAAAGCAACTACCATCACAGGAAGTCTTGAGGCAACTGCTCCGGTATGAACCGGAGACTGGCAAGCTCTTTTGGAAAGAGCGCGGGCCGGAGTTGTTTGGGGAAACTTCGGGGCGGTCGGCCGCTCATAGCGCAAAAATTTGGAATATGCGGTTCGCGGGCAGGGAAGCATTCACGGCCGACTGTGGCGGCGGATATAAGGGTGGGAGAATATTTGAGGCTGGGTATCTTGCCCATCGAGTAATCTTCAAACTGATGGCCGGAATCGACCCCGATGATATCGACCATAACGACGGCAACCGATCGAACAACCGCTGGGCTAATCTTTCCGATGTAGACCGCTCAAAAAATCAAAGAAACAAGGCGATGTCCAATCGGAATACTAGCGGCATAGTTGGCGTCCGCTGGCACAAAGCCTATGGGAAGTGGGTTGCTAGAATTGGCTGCGATGTTGGTAGGGAAATACATCTAGGGTATTTCGCCAACTTGTCGGATGCAGCCGCGGCGAGAAAAGCCGCCGAAAAGAAATATGGATATTCAAAACGTCACGGCGCATCGCCTGACGTAGAGCTTCGTTGACGAGAGCCCTCGCGGCCAACTCGCCACGTTGAGCGCCGAGATAATGCCCGGTGCTTCACCTCCGCCAAAGGAATTGAAACATGGCAACCGGACTGGTACCCGCCAACTCGGCAGATAGTGCTGCCCTGAGCGATAGGGCCGAACCCTCCAACGACATCGATGATCCGGCTAATTTGGAATTCGACGAGCCTGAAGAAGAGGCCAACGAAGAACCCAAGGAAGAAGGAATCGAAACCGACCGTGAGACGGGTGAGGGCGATGAGGCCCAAGAGACCGCCGAACCTGACGAAGCCAGCGAAGGCGATAGCGAAACTGAGACTGCGGAATCCGATACGGATCAACCTGCGGTCAAGGATGACGTTCTCGTTGATGTGCAGGGTGAAAAGCTCCCACTGAGCGAGCTTAAATCCGGCTACATGAAGGATCGGGACTACCGCGTTAAAACCCAGGAACTCGGCAACAAACGCCGCGACCTGGAAGCACTGTCAACCCGCGTCACGGCTTCCGTGAACGCAATTGCGGACCTCCTGGTTAAGCAGATACCCCCGGCACCTGACGCAAGTCTGGCAATGACCGACCCTGGCAAGTATGTTGCCGACAAGGCCATGCACGACGCGATGATGGCGCAAGTGGCGTCTGTGATCGAACAAGCCCAAGCCCCGAAAGAGGCGGTGAACAAGCTCACGGCCGAGCAGCGTTCCGAACTGTTGCAGTCGGAAAACGCCAAGCTCGCTGAAGCATTCCCGCAGACTGCCAAACCTGAAACGCGAAAGAAGTTCTTTGACGACGTGTCGCGCGTCGCTACTGAGCTTGGTTATTCGCAGCAGGAGTTGGAAGGGGTGACTGACCATCGCATGTTCAAGCTGGCTTACTACGCCAAGCTAGGCATGGCGGCGGAGCAGGCAAGGGCAAAGGCGACCAATAAGGTTGCGAATGTCCCGCCGATGGCACAGCAGAAACGGCAAGCGCCGATTGCTGGCAAGCAGCGGGCTAATCAGGACGCAATGAGGCGGTTGGCGAAAACCGGATCGATGGCCGACGCAATGGCAATCGATTTTGATTGAAACCTCATCCTCATAGGAGGCCATAATGGCCGCTCTCGCAAATACCTTCGTCACTTCCAGTGCGAAGGGCAATCGTGAAACACTGTCTGACGTGGTGTCCCGCATCACGCCGGAAGATACCCCCATTCTGACCACCATTGGCACCGAAGGAGCCAAGGGTGTTCACCCCGAATGGGAAACCATCGACCTCAACGCGCCCGCATCAAACGTGCAGGCGGAAGGTGATGAGTATGCGTTCTCCGCTTCGACGCCTGCCGCGCGCATGGGCAACTACACCCAGATTCTGCGCAAGACGGGTATCGTGTCTGCAACGCAGGATGCCGTGGACAATGCGGGGCGCGCCGAGCAGCTGAAGTATCAGAAGCTCATGCGTGGCCGCGAACTCAAGAAAGACGTGGAATTTTCCATCGTCTCGAACGTGGCGTCTGTCGGCGGTACGTCGCGCGTCTCTGGTGGCCTGCCGTCGTGGGCCGTCACCAACGTCTCGCGCGGCGCGACCGGCGCCAATGGCGGGTACAGCTCTGGCACGGGGCTGACAGTGGCGGCGACCGATGGAACGCAGCGCGCGTTCACTCAGGCATTGCTTGATGGCGTGATGCAAAGCGGGTTCAACAGCGGCGCTAACTTCAAGTCGGTGTCGGTGTCGCCCTACGTCAAGAGCGTGTTCGTCACGTTCATGTCGAACAGCAACGTGGCGAACTTCCGCTATTCGGTGGATAGCGGCAAGGATAACTCCATCGTGTCCAATGCGGACTATTACGAAGGTCCGTTCGGTCGAGTGAAGATCATGCCGAACCGCGTACAGGCAACGAGTGCCGGCGTGGCTAAGAATGCCTTCTTGCTCGACCCGGAGATGTTGTCCTGGATGTGGCTGCGCAACATCCAGACTGATCCGCGAGTGGCAAAAACCGGCGATGCCGAAAAGTTCGTCATCATCGGTGAGGGCTGCCTCAAAGTGAAGAACGAGAAGGGTATCGGTGTCATTGCCGACCTGTTCGGCCTGACCGCTTCGACCTAACGCAGTCTACATCAACGATAACGAGGGTCGCCATTTCGGCGGCCCTTTTTCTTTGGAGGACATATGGCTGAAAAAACGAACTCACCAATGATCGACGTTGAAATTCTCCGCGACTTTTGGGACGCGGACGGCGAGCGTCATCCGGCAGGCACGGTAATTTCTATCCCTGTTGAGGCGGCCATGGATGGCGCTGAGAAAGGCGCGCTTCGCCGGGCGAAGAAAGCCGACTAATGATTAAGGACGGCGATTTTCAACTAATCGAATGGGACGCAAAACTAGGCCGGTCGGTCTGGGCCTATTTCGACGGTGAGAAAACCGTCGTCCGAACCGACTATCTGGTGGACCAGACGTTAGCCAATAATCAGTTGTCGCGAAGTGAGTTCGGCAAGATGGGGACTGGTGACTGGAACCGGGTCGCATCCATCCCGCCCAATGTTTACTACGATCAGTTGCACGCTGCCGAAGTGCAGGGCGACGAGAAGTTCGTCACACGTTGGCTGAACGACAGCGACCATCGCGCATGGCGAACGACTGAGGGGTCTGTCTAATGGCCGCTCTTGCCGATTATCTTGATCTGCGTTTTGCCGTTGGGGATCATGTCGGCAACCGTAGTCTGTCGGACGTGATGCCGCGTCTTGTGCAGCAGGCCGAAACCTATCTCAACAAGGAACTGCGGACTCGCCAGCAAGTTACCTACGCCACGCTGACTTTTGCCAATGGCGCGGCACCCCTTCCTGCTGACTTCCTAGAAATCATCACGGTATTCGACGCCTTCAATAATCCGATGCGAGCCACGCAGCTTGCGGACCAGCGCCGTATCGGGTCGATGTGGTCGAAATATTCCATCGATGGCACGAACATCAACGTCAATGGCTATTCAGGCGACCGTGACATTCAATATTACGCCAAGCTTCCGACGCTGACGACTTCGCCCACGACGACTAACTGGCTGCTGGCGGAATATCCCGACGTATATCTCTATGCAGTTGGGCTGGAAGCGGCAAAATTCCTCAAGGACGTTGATCTAGCGCAGGCGACAAAAACTCTACTCGATGCCGCGATGTCTGAATTGCGCACGGGCGACGAGAGGGCGCGCTGGGCTAATTCGACAGTTCGCGTTCAGGGCTGCACCCCATGAGCTTATTGTCCATCGCCGCAAATGTCTCCGCGAACGTCGGCGTCAAAGCCCCATCATCTGTTCTGGCGAATAACAACGACCAGAATGCGGTCAAGATTGCGGTGTTCTCCGCAGAAACGGGAGATGAATTAGCGCGACGTGCCGATTGGACTGGACTGCGCAAGACCGTGACGCTTGTGGGTGATGGCACGGCGACAGCTTTGTCTCTGCCTAATGACTTTCTGCGGCTAATCCCCGGCCTGTCAGTCATGACCTCGACCGGCATTCCGATCCGTACCGGGCTGTCGTCGGATGAATGGAATAGCCTTACTCCGATCCAAGGCATTCCGCGATTTGCCAGCCTGAAAGCAGGATCGATCGCGTTCTATCCGTACCTCGCATATGCAGACACCGCGACAGTCACTTATCAGAGCGATGCATGGGGGCCGACAGGCGCGAAGTGGTCAAATGACGGCGATGTGCCACTTGTACCTGAGCAGTTGGTGACGCAGGGCACAATCTGGCGCTGGCGTCGGCAGCTTGGGCAGGACTTTCAGGATTATCTCGCGGAATACGAAGCCGCGATTGCCGATTATGCAAAGTTCGATGAAGGCTTGCGCTCTCCATGATCCGCTCGGGCCGAGCTACCGCACGACAGACGGCACAAAAGCCAGCTACCTATAAGCCGTACACGATCCCTGCGCCGACGCTTGGCATTATTGCCAACGCCAATCCGGCACAACCGCCTCCGGGCGGCGCGCTGGTGCTTGAGAACTTCATCCCTCGCGCGACGGACGCGCTGTTGCGGCGTGGCTCGCAGCTCTATCAGATCGTATCTGACGGCGTTGAGGCTGTTTTGTCGCTGTTCACTTACAAGAACGGAAACAATGAAAAGATGTTCGCAGCGACCGCTGCTGGCATCTTTGATATTTCAACACCCACGACGCAGTCTTACTTCACGGATGGGCTCGGAAACGAGTTTGTGACCGACACGGGCGACAAGCTGATCCCGTCCATTACGCGGGCACCTGTCGCAGTTAGCGGTATGACCGGCGGCAACTGGTCGGTAGTGCAGTTTGCTACACCGGGGGGTGTGTTTCTGCGAGCGGTCAATGGGATGGATACGCCGCAGGTTTATGATGGTGCGACATGGGCGGCAACGCCAGCAATAACTGGAATTACCGACCCGACAAAACTTTCGTATGTCTGGACGCATCAGCAACGATTGTTTTTCGTTGAGAAAGATAGCCTCAGTGCTTGGTATCTCCCGGCCGCTTCGATTGGGGGCGCCGCTGTGGAATTGCCACTTGGCGGCGTGTTCAATCTTGGCGGATCGCTCCTGTTCGGTTCGGCATGGTCGCTCGAAACCGGCGCGGGCGGTTTGCAGGAATACTGCGCATTCTTCACGACGGAGGGAGAGGTCGCAGTTTATCAAGGCACTGATCCCAGCACAGCGTCAACGTGGTCAAAAGTCGGCGTCTATCGCATTGGAAAGCCTCTTGGACCAGAGGCGCATTTCCGCGCTGGCGGTGACATCGTCGTCTCAACGGATATTGGTCTGGTCCCGCTTTCATCGGCCTTACAAAAGGATTTCTCCGTTCTTTCGGCATCTGCAGTTTCGGCCCAGATCGAAACTATCTGGAATAGCGAGGTTTCGGCGCGGTTTGGCGCGGCTTGGCGATGTCAGATTTGGACCGCAAGTCAGATCGCCGTCGTTAATCCGCCAACCGTGAACAACTTGGCCCCCGTTCTGTATGTCGTCAATCTTCGGACCGGAGGATGGGGCAAATTCACCGGCTGGAATAGTAACTGCATGACCGTGTTCCAAAACCGGCTGTTCTTTGGATCAACCGGCGCGCAAGTGATCGAGGCCAATGTGACCGGCACCGACCTTGGGCAGCCTTACACAGGAACGTACGTCCCGCTGTTTAGCGACTTTGGAGCGCCGACTACGAAAACGGCTGGAATGTCGCGAGCGGTGTTGCAGTCGTTTGCCCCGCTCAACGAACAGCTTTCGATGCATGCAGAGTTTGACGTTAACCTACCGTCTGCTCCATCCGGCTCGCTCGCCCCGACTTCGAATGTTTGGGATGGCGGTGTGTGGGGCGCTGCGATCTGGGGGCAGGGCTTGACTAAAACGACTTCTGCCAACTGGCATTCAACGCCGAACACGGGCTACGCGATGGCTCCCGCCGTGCAGATCACTTCCGGAAGTATTGTTCCCCTCGATGCAACAATTCTGCGGACTGATGTGACGTACACGACAGGCGATCTAGTGACGTGATGCAAGTCGTTTGGGCTGGCGACAACAACCCGACTGTACGGGACGCTATCGTGAGCTTTGTTGCGCGTCAGATCGCAGGCGCAGAGCGCGGATTCGGTAATTGCGTGACGATGGGCGTGATCGACGGTGAAGTTCTGATCGCTGGCATGGTGTTTCACAATTACTGCCCTGAATACCAGACGATTGAACTTTCTGGCGCGGCCACATCAAAGCGTTGGCTGACGCGGGCGATTTACAACGAAATGTTCTCATACGTATTCGATAAGGCTGCTTGCCAGATGTTGATTGCTCGCCATTCCGAACACAACACGACGCTGCGGCGCATGTGGAATGCGGTCGGCGCGAGCGAATACCTGATCCCGCGATTGCGCGGACGAAATGAGGCTGAGGCCGTCGCAACCTACACGGCAGAAGCGTGGCGAGAAGGTAAGACGATGAAAGGCAGACACTAATGGGCAAGCCATCAGCGCCAACCCCTCCCAATCCGAAAGATACTGCCGCAGCTTCGACGGGGACCAATGTTGCGACTGCGCTTGCCAATGCGAGCTTGAACAATGTCAATCAGGTCGGTCCGAACGGCAGCCTGACGTATAGCCAGACCGGCACGTCAAAGTTCACTGACCCATACACCGGGCAGTCTTACGATATTCCGAACTACACGCAGACGACGACGCTCTCGCCGGACCAGCAGAAGCTTTACGACCTCAACAACCAAACGCAGCAGAACCTTGGCAACATCGGCGTTCAGCAGTCCGATAAGATCGGATCATTGCTGAATACGCCGTTCGATCCTTCGACCGCGAACAAGGCGGTTGAGGACAAGATCGACGCATTGGGTGCTGCGCGTCTCGATCCGCAATTCGCGCGCTCGCAGGACGCCCTCGCAACACAACTTGCCAATCAGGGTATTCAGCCCGGCTCTGCGGCATGGAAAGCCCAGATGGATCAATTCCAGCAGGGCAAGAACGACGCCTATAACCAGCTTTACCTGAACGGCAACCAGCAGGCGTTCCAGCAGGCGGTCACGACACGCAATCAGCCAATCAATGAAATCACGGCGCTGATGTCAGGCTCGCAAGTGAGCAACCCGACTTTTGGAGCAACACCACAGACCACGATCCCGACCACGGACACGGCCGGCATCATCAACACTAATTTCAACCAGCAGCAGGCGCAGTATCAAACGCAGTTGCAGCAGCAGAACGCATTGATGGGCGGTCTATTCGGCCTTGGCGCGGCTGGTGTCTACAAGTTCAGCGACAAGAGGTTGAAGAAGAACATTCGCAAGATCGGCAAGACTAACGACGGACAGAATTTGTATTCCTACAAATACAAAGGAAGCGACGAACCCCAGATCGGCCTAATGGCGCAGGAGGTCGCGAAGAAGAAGCCCGATGCTGTCGCGGTCACGCCGTCAGGCTTCCTCGCGGTCAACTACGACAAGGCGCTTGGCCTGATGGGAGCTGCCTAAATGAGTCTTTCGTTTGCCTTTGATCCCAGCAAGGGTGAAACCCCGCAGACCATCGCGCAGCGTCGTCAGATGTCCAATCTGATCGCGGCGCAGATGCTCGGCAGGGCCCCTAAGAATGTGGGTGAGGGGCTGAATGCGATTGGTCAGGCACTTATCGCGCGCTCGATGATGGGTGAGGCCGACGCAGCGCAGAAGGCTGGCGATGCATCCCTCCCGGACTTTTTGAAGCCGCAGATCACCGGCCAGCCCGCCACCACATCTGTTGCCACGCCGTCCGTTACGGCAACGCCGCCGATGGGCAATCTTCCGACGATGAATCCGGCGCCTGCCGCGCCAACAACCGGCAAGATTTACAGCAACGACGAACCATCGCCGCTTGACCCCCCGTCCGGTGCTGACCGGCAAGCGATGATTGCAACAATTCTGGGTGAGGCTGGTAATCAAGGCACGACCGGGCAGACTGCCGTGGCATCGGTCATTCGCAACCGGGCGATCAACGGCGGCTTCGGCGGCGATGCGCCAACTGGCGTTGTGACGGCTCCCAACCAATTCGAGCCATGGAATACGGCTGACGGACGCGCCCGCATGGCGGCTGCCGCAGCTGATCCGACGCAACGTGCCGCAGCGGATCATGCGATTGCACTGGCGTATGGCGAAGGTGGCACCGCACCGACCGATCCGACCAACGGCGCTTTGAACTTCTTCTCGCCAAAGGCGCAAGCCGCACTCGGCCGCCCCGTGCCAACATGGGCGCAAGGGCCGGGTCAGGATATTGGGGATCATCGTTTCTTTGGTGGGAGGCCTTCGCAACAGCCCTACCAAGTTGCGGGGCCTGCCGTTGCTGCGCCGCAGCCTTCACCGGATAACGGTGTGCTGGCGGGCAATACGCCGTCCCCTCTCGATAATGCGCAGTATCCGGCCGGGCCTATAGGAGCGCCTGCGACGGCCGCTGGTGAGTCTCCAGCACCAGCTGGCAACGCTGCCGTGGCAGATATTCCAGCTAGTGCACAGCCCGCGCAAGGCGCTTTGCCGACCGCTCAAGCTGTACAGCCAGCAGCGCAGCCGCAGAACCGATTCCTGTTCAAGAATGCCAGCGACGAGGATTTGCAAAAGGCACTCCTCAACCCGTTTACGCCGACGAACATCCGGGCCGCACTGACTCAGGAAGCCACGCTTCGCGCCAACGCTGCACAAAAGGCCGCCGACCCGATGCGGGCGCTGGATATGCAGAGCAAGAAGCTTGCGATCAAGAAAGCGGAGCAGGATTTAGAGAAGCCAGATGAGACGTTCGGGGTGGTTGGTCAAGACCCAAACACCGGCAAGAGCCTGTACGGATTTATCAACACGAAGACCGGCGCTGTGCGACCCTACAATGTGCCGCAGACCGGGAATGCGCCAGCTGGATCATTGCAGGACGCAATGAAAGCTGGCGTGACCGGGGTCGATTTGTACCAGTATATGCCGCCAGACCGGGCCAAGACCGTCAAGGCGATGATCGAAGGTCGGATGCCGCCGCCGTCAACAACGGCCATGCGCAGCCCGGCCACCATGCAGTTAATCGACGCAGCGAATGCGATCGATCCGAACTTCGACGCAACGACATGGAAAACCCGCAGCACGTTCAACCAGCAATTCGGCTCGCAGTTGCCGAGCTCGATTGGTGGTCAAAAGGTGCTGATGGGCACGGCGCTTGGCCATTTGGGCGAAGTCGCGCAGTCGGCGGCAGACCTTGGCAATAGTGACGGGCTCGGCATCGCAAAACTCGGTTATGCGGCAAACTACATCAAAAATCAGACCACAGAGCAGGCCGCGAAGGTCAACGCGCTCAACGATAAAGTTGCGAAGTTCTCCGGCGAGGTAGGCAAGCTCTATTCTGGCTCGCAGGGCGGCGGCATCCATGAGCGCGAGGACACCCGCAATCGCTTGGCTGGCAATATGACCAGCGCAGAACTTGCATCCGGCCTCGAAGCGGCGCGCGATCTTATCGCCTCGAAACAGAAAGCTCTTGAAGATCAGGCGGCAACAATCTTCGGGCCGGAAGGCGCAAAGAAATTTGATTTTGTAGGACCAGAAGGGCGAGACGCGCTCAAGAAGATTGATGATTCGATCATGAAGCTTCGAGGGCAAAACCCGGCTCCGTCGCAGCCAGTATCGCAACGCAAGACTTCATCCGGCGTTTCGTGGAGCATTCAATAATGCCGACGCTGAATATCAATGGTCATAGCGTTTCTGTTGGCGATGAGTTTTTGCAGCTATCGCCGGATCAGCAGAACGCTACCGTTGATGAAATCGCAAAATCATTGCCTCAGCAGGCCGCGCCGCAAGCCAAAGTGCAGCCCTCGATTACGGATGCAATAACCGACATTCCGGCAGAGATCGGCCGCACCGCTGACGCGAACCTAAGCGCCGTAACCGACAATCTTTCAAATCGTGGCGCGAACACTAGTCCATTTGGCTTTCTGAATACGGGTAAGGCTGTTCTTGGCGGCCTTGGTCTAATGGCCTCTCCGGTTACCGGAGCGATGCGGTCCCTTATCGGCCATCCGATGGCGCAAGCGGAACATGCGGTCGGTACACTCATCAACCCGGAAGTCGCGGCCAAAGACGACCCGCAGAAGATGTATCAGAATGCGGCTGGCGACGTTGAAACGGCGTTGTCTGCTGCGCGTCCCGCTGGCTTTTCTCCTGTCGGAGCACTCGCGCCTCGTCCGATCACGGTCGCGCCGCCAACCAGTGCTGAATTAAAGGCTGCGTATAAATCCATTTATGACAGCCCTGCTATAAAAAGCATCAACATTCCG